TATTGCTAAATATTTCTGAAGCTACATATATCACTTCATCATCATTATCGTAAATAATCCTTCCCAACTGAGCCCATGTTTCTTTTTCCACAGCATACTCTTGCAACTATTCTTTGTAGAAATCCTCACCAAAATATATCGTCTTTCTTTTGACTTAATATGTACTTAAGCTGTCTAAGAACACTTAATCTTCCCTTACTTACAGGTTTGTTATATTTTAAATCTAATTCTATATGCCTTTTTTGTGCTTCAAATGATACTAATCTAGCCATATAACTAGCAGGTCCGTCAAGACCTTGCGGTTCATCCTTAGGCTTAAATTCATTACTTTTTTTGGCGTTAATAAGATGCCAATCTACAATTTTTCTTTTTTCTTTTTGATATTCAATTTCTGAAATATCAATCTCATCTTTATATTTTTCATATAACTTGTCAAGTTTTTTATCAAATTCTTCTTGATTTTCAATTTTTTCATTATCTACACTAAAATACCAATGTATAATTTCTGCTAAATCATCTTTATATCCCATATTATTATCCTACTTATCATCTAGTTTATCATTTAACTCAAGTATTTCAAATATAAACCCTTTAACGGAATTGCTAATGACTTTCATAATTTCTAATTGCTCATAAGTCATATCTTTAGCATCAGACAGACCAGACCAAACTAAATCCATAGCTTTTTTTCTTTGTTTATCATAAAAATCTTCAAGCTCATTGATTTTTATTTCATTGCCCTTATATTTCATTCTAAATCTGCCTAGACCGCTAACTACTTGTATTTCTTCCGGTTTATAGCGTAATAAAGCTTCTAAATCTTCTTTGCTGAAGCAATCTCCAAAAATAGGTTTATTTTCTTCGTTAAAACCCTGAAGAGGGTGGTTATGTATAATAACAGAATTTATAAGCTCATCTTCTCCGGCTAACTGAATACCGACATTAGAGCTTGAACCAGTAATTGTATAAGCTTTTCCGCTAGGTGCTATTACAAGTGCGTGTTCTGTATCAGCATTTTTAAACTTCTCAACAAATGTATTCAAACGGGCTTTTATCAATTTATTATTATTATAATTTATATCCTCAATTTCTTCAATATATGAATCATTTTTATTATATTCAACTTTAATAAAACTTGAAGCTGGAACTTTATTAACAACAAACTTTTTCTTCCAATCCCCGAACTTCATATCAGCAGGAATATAAATTGTATTGCCCTTTTCATCTTTTGCAATTCTCTGTTCATTTATATCATCAAGGTCATTAATATAAGGTATTGTTGTACATCTGCAATTAGGGTGAAAAGGTGGTGCTGTAACTCCTATTTTATAGTTATTAAAGTCCTCTATTTTTCCGTCAAGTTCTCCGCAACCCTCGCAAGTTTTTATATCTAAAGTACCTAATATCTGGTATTTTTTTACTCCTATTTCGGTATAACCGTCTCTTTGAGATAATGAAGAAAAATAGGCACTTTCGGTTAAAACAAGCCTTTTAGCATTGTATTTACTGCTCTTAAATGTTTTCGCTATTTCATTAGATAACTGTTCTGGTGTTTTTGCTGCTAGAATACCTCTTGATAACTGGTTATGAAGTACGTTTACAAGCTCAGTTCTATAACCCCATATTCTAGAACTAAACTCTTTGCCGTCTTTTGTCCAAGGTTTATGTATTATTTCATTTAGCTTATTTTCGTCAATTTTATCAATTGTTAAGCCTACTTCTAAGCCCTTTGATATTTCATAGGCATTATTGTAATATCCATTTTTATATATATCTTTTAAAATATCTTCTGTGTTGATATCAAGACTGGAATAAAGCTTTTCAATATACATTCTGTTTTGAAGTTCAAGTGCTGTAAAATAGTCTATATGCACTTTTGAACTTGCGTTTTCAAGTTCTTTGTTCCAATCTTTAGAAATACCGTTTTCTTTACCATGCTTTATGTACTGTTCAATACTCCATTTAAGCTCAGAGAGTTCTTTGCTATTAAGTATTTTTTTAGCTGCTGCTTTGCTAGGAAGTCCATTGTTATCTATAAAACGTTGGTACCAATACTCTATATTTCTATTTATATCAATCTCTGATTGTCTGAAAATATCTTCAAGCTCTTTTAAATATTCATCTGTAGGCTCAAGTAGTTTTTTCTGCTGTTGTTCAAAACGTTTACGCCAATAATTGATATTTTCTTGTGTTGGAAAATGCTTTTTATTTGTCATATAAATCAGCTACCTGACTTTTATTAACAAAATTATAATCATCTTCTTTTATCAATTCTTCTTCTTGCTGTTTTTTTAATTTTTTATATTCTAAATCGGCATCAATTACCCAAGGGTGTTGTGCAATAATACTTTCATCGGATAATATCCCCTGAGATTTAACGCAATTTTCTATAACTTCTGTTTCGTTTGTAAGAATGTCACGATTAAAAATAATATTTACTTTTTCGTTTTCAAAATTGCCTTTTCCTATATTTGATAAATGAGCATTTACGAACCAAAGAAGTTCTTCAAAGGAAGATTGAAATTCTGTTTCAGTACCGTTTGTGTCAATATCAATATCAGCATACATGCTTTGTATATTCATTTGATTAGGATTGTTTGAGAACCTCTCATCTTTTGCGTCAAAACCTCTTGCATTTTCTATTATCGCTTTTTTGAGCATATCACATATAACCACATAATTTTGGCTGTTTACCTCAATCTTTAATGTTTCAACGCCACCTTTAACATCTCCATCGTATCTAACCTTTACGGCTCCATATGTGGCAAGGTTGTTTCTAAATTCTCCTAAATCAGTACCATCATAATTTTTAATAACTAAAATGGTATTCCTTGCATCTTCCTGCATATTATTCATAAAATCACTTTTTATAGTATTCAATGCATCTTGCAGGCTCTTAACTCTTTTTATAAGTGGTATTTCTTTTGTATTTTGCTTAAAAGCAATAAAAGGTATCTTTTCCCAATTAAATCCTTTGTTTCCTTGTTCAACATAAGCACTTGATGGATTATCATTATCTAAAATAAGTTTATCAGCTTCTAAAATATATCTTTCAACGCCCTTCTTGCTATAAACTTCAACTTTTTCAATAATCTTTTCAGCATAGCCATCATAATAAGAAACTTCATAGATTCTAACTATCAAGTCTAATTCTGTATGGTCGCTATCTTTCCAAAATGGTAAAACTTCATATGGTTTAACTCTTTTAAACGCTAAATCACCATTTTCATCATAATAGACATATAACCAACCGATACCAGCATTTAAACTATCACAACCAATATTTTTTAAAGTTTTTAAAAATCTTTTATTAAAAATATTATTAAGCAGTTGAGCATACTGTTTATTTTCGCTATTAACAGTTATTGGCTTTGATAATAAATAGTTATTTTTTTGGTCAACTATTTTACTATACTGATTATCAACTATTTTGTTATTAGGCAGATTGTCAATAGTTCTTATTTTTCCACCTTCTCCTATAACAGTTCTTTTTCTATGTAGAATGTCATGGTCTCCTAAATAATAAAGCTCTCCCATAATCATATCTTGCCTTATTGGAGAGCTTTTAAATTTGACAATTTCTTTTTCTATAAATTGGATATCAGTTAAACACTTTTTAGCATATTCGTTTATAATATTATTAATTCTTATTGTCTCAGTTCCAGCAAAAAACAAAAAATCACCTCCTATTCAAAACTAAATGCATTACCAATAATTAACTCTTCCATTGCATATCTCATGGCATCAAGCAAATGGTTAAAATCGTCAACAGGTATATTTAGCTTATTTCCGTCCTTATCTTCGTCCCAAGTGTAGTTACTTATTTCAGTAATGAAATTAATACAGCAAGGGTGTATTAATATCCTATAATCTTGTATGTATTGAATACCGTTGTTTACGCTATCTTTGCCTTTCCTTGCTGCTCTTACTCCTTTTATTCCTAATTCCCTAATCTCTGCTATGCTTTTAGGTTCAGCGCAATCAGCTCTTATTTTTTCTTTTGAATATCCTTTTTTTGTTATTTCATCGGCAATCATATTATTAGTCAAAGCTTTTTTATAGATTTCATCGAATACATATATTTCCTTATTTTTCTTATCTACAAGTCCACAAAATAACGCTGTAGGGTCATTAGTATAACCAAAATCAAGACCAAAAACAGAAATAACACCTTTTCTTCTACTAATTTCATTTTTATCAAATAAACACTCTTTCCAGTTTTCATAAATCAAGCCATCAACTATCCCCCAATTGCCTAATCCAGCAACTTCATAACGGCGTGGATTGTTTATTTTCATGTTTTCAAATACTTTCCTATCAGCTTCATCTAAAAACTCATTACAAAGATAATTTGTTGTCTTTGCTAATATATCAGGGCTTTTTTTGGCATCAAAAAAACGGCGCTTAATCCAGTGCCGTTCGTTCCAAGGATTTAATGTAATTGTTATTTGCTTGAAAAGACCATTAGGAGTTTGCCCTCTTATACTTTCATCAAGCATATTAAAGTCATCTTCATTATTTACTTCATATGCTTCCTCAATCCATGCCCAACAGAGCGCTCCTACAGAAACAGTAATTGATGTTATTTTAAGTGAATCATCAAGTCCCCTAAAATAGATTTTTTGCCCTGTAGGCTTATAAGTCATTTCAAGCGGTGATAATTTGCATTCCCACCAATAACCAACTCCTAATCTATTTATAGCCCATTTTAACTCAGTGTAACAGCTATCTTTCAAAGTAGAAAATACTTTTCTTATGACGATTAAATTGGCTTGTGGGTATTGCATAAGTCTTACAATGAAATTTAATGCTGTTGTTTTAGATTTCTTTGAAGCACGTGAGCCCTTGCATACTCTATAGCGCCCTTTAAAATTCCAAAAATCGGCATATCCTTTTCCTACAACATCGGGCAAATATATTTCTTTAATATCATTATTCAAGTTGGTCGCCACCTTTGATAACAACCGGTATGGCAGTATCAACACTTACTTTTTCAGTAAACAGCATATATCTTTTTCCTAGAAGTTCTGCTGCTTTTAATCTTTCTTTCTCATCGGGCTTTTTTAACATCTTTTTTGCTCTTGCATTGCCGTCTGAACTCTCAACAACAACTATTTCTGCTTCACTTTCAGAACGCAATACATGAGTTAAATATTCTAAAACCTCTTGCGCATCGGCTATTTTCTCATTATGAATCCGTTTAAGTTGTTCATCAATATAATGTTTGACTTCAACATTCTTCAACATTCTTTGCCCGTGGCTGTAGGCGGTTTTCTCACTATATCCCGAACGGATTGCCGCCTGCGTAGCGTTACAATCAATCAAGTATTCATCAGCAAATTTTTTCTGTTTTGCGTTCATAAACGGCAATCCTCCCTTTCTAGTTAATTTCAAAATTTTCTTCATAAAATAGAAAAAAGACAAGTTTTCACCTGTCTTAATAAGTTCTAAATGTTGTTAATAGTAATTTCAAATTCTTCACAATATCATAATATCATAAAAACATATCACTTTTGTCCCATCTTTTATTAAATTTAATATTTTTAAGTTATTTTTTCATCTAATAGATTAAAAAACAAATTTCTTATTCTATAAAAATGGCTTCTGCTATAAGGAACGTTAAGATATTCATAAGGAATACCTTGAGCTACATTTTGTAAAAGCTCTTGATATATAATTGAATTTGCTTCTGTTGCTGCTTGTTTTACACTTTTTATTTTCCTTTCTAGTTCTACTTTTTTAATTGCTAGTTTCTCAGTTATTTTATTAATATCCATATTTTTAGGTAGACCATCTATTTTAGGAGCTTTTAGTGCATAATCTATTTTCTTTAGTTCCTCAACCCACTCATAGTATTGCCTACAGAAGTATTTTAATTCTCTATAACGGTTTCTGCTTAAACCGTATACTTTAATATCCTTTTTTTTTCCCATAACTCTTGCTCCCCCCTATAAAAGATATGATATAATTAATATTAGCTAAAAGTCTCAGTTAAAAGATATTATCACAGTTAATGACATTATATTTGCTTCTAATATCTTCTTCCTTTTGTCCTATAGGCAATATAAGACATTGGCCTATATCGTTAACTAAAATAAGAGGCGAAAAAGCTTTTTCAGCATCATATTTTACAGTAACTGGCTTGCCTGTATCT